ACCAGATTTTCCGATACTTGATGAACGCTAGCACTGAGGGATCCTTCTCCCATAGTATCTGCTGAACCCGATTCTGTGAAAATTCTGACTTTGCGTCGATCAGTAATCCGTTTAAGCGCTTCAATCGTGATTAGAATATCATCCAGGTCGGAATGCAGTTTCACCGCCTCACGATATTTTGCGCGATACCTGGGAAAGGTACCAAACGCAAAACAGTGACGCAGTTGTTCGAGGGTATAATCTTTGAAAGGGTTACCCTCGAGTTGTTCCCTTATCTCATCGAGCCTTGCTTCTAATGAAGCAACACTCGTCATTAAATTTATAGAATTAGAAAGTCCGTTCTAAGACAACTGTTCTAGACTTATTCAAACAGTGAATTTGAGGTATTGATTTTTATTTAAAGACGGCAAACCAAACAAAACCAGCTAAATAGCTAACGTCTTACCACTATACAAAGCCTCAGGGCTAGGGCGTCCTCTTACCTTCGCACCGGGTAACCAGAGTATAGTGGGGTAAAATGTTTTTTACCAGAGGCTAGAAGATATTTCCTCGAAATGAGGGAATACCGGTTCTAGTTCTAGTATGGGCACATTATATTCGCCCGAAAAATCAAGCATGACATCTTTGCGTATGATCTCATACTCTTCCCTATCTACGTGGAAATAAATTTCGCGCAGCAGGGAGACAATAGAGTCGCGAATTTGAATTTCTTCTGATACTGCCGTTGAAGGCATGTACCACATCGAACTCTTAAAAAGCGAGTCAGGATCCAGAGGTGCAATCCAATTATTTCCTCGCCTATAGAACGTGCGCTTTAAGAAACTCACTTCATCAAGAGGGACAAACTCTGCAACATCTGCTGATTTTGAGGCACTAGTGAATTTCATACAATAGTGTTCTGCGCAGAAGTCCTGGTATGTAACATTGTTAAAAGAAGCCGCTATATCTTCTTTCACCGCAGCCAACATGTCGTCACCATAGATAAGCGGAAGCACATGATCATAGAAGGTACCCTGTTCTCCAGTAC